ACGCTCAAGTAACTCAGCCTTAGCCTGCGCTTTTGCTTCGGCTTCGGCTTGTTTGGCAATTTGTGCATTTTGGTCTGCTTCGTATTGTGCATATTCTTCAACAGTAAATTCACGCTCTGTGACTTGATTAGTTGCACAATCTACAACTGTGCGCATTAACTTTGTTTTACTCATTATTTCACTCCATATAGAACATAAGTGCCGTTTGTAAAATTACCGCTATCTAAAAAAATATTAAGTTCAGTTATTGGTGCATTATTTGTTGTGCGATTGTAAGTCCATTGGCTGTCAAATAATTCATCAGCACCTGTGCTCCGTTTGCTTTGTGATTGCACATCTCCTAATGCAAATATAGTTGAAGTATAATTATACGCATTAACAACAGTTAAATTACGATAAGCACCAGCATCGGCTGCCGCACCAGTTAAAGATAGCAATGAATTAATATTCATACTATACAACGCAGTCGTCGTTGTGCTTCCGCTGTTAATGCCAGTTTGACCTGACATAAAATAATAGTTTTGCGATTCGTTGTTGATTCTAAGATTAAGATTTGAATCGGCAGAAAGTTCCCAATCAATTAAACATAATTGCAAATGCACATACGATTGACTAATTGAAGTTAAATCTAATGTGGAGAGTGAACTTAAACTGCCTGATGCTAAAGAGGTCATACCGCCTGATGAGGCAGCCTGCCATTCAAGCCCTGTTGCAGTAGCACTATTCGCTACAAGTGTGGTGCCGTTTGCGCCGACGCCTAATCTTGCATCAATTGTTGAAAATGTAAATAAATCCCCCTTGGTAGTTAATGGTGTTTGATCGCTTGCTGTTGACCATGCTGGCACACCCGCAACAACAGTTAAATGTTGTCCTGATGATCCAATAGGAATTCTTGTATTTACATTAGATGTTGATGAGCGAAAAGATAGATCGCCAAGAGTTGTTTCAGGATTTAAGTTTTTTGTTGTGGTGTCAACAGATGATCCGAGTGTGCGAATTGCCGATGCGCCATCCTTGACCAGAGCTGTGTCATCCGGTGTTGTCCAGCCGTAATTGGTAGTGGTTGCCATATTGTCCTATTCTCAGGATACGATTGTAGCGTATTCCCATGTCAGAGTTTGATCTATCGTTTGGAATGTTTCATTTATTGGAACAGTATTCCAACGCATTGCCACCTGACTAAATGCCACAGGCGACAGGTTTAGCGTTAAGAATAACTCGTTAAATCTTGTGCTCCATGACCAGCCCTCAACATACCCCTCAAACTCCCCGCCTGAGATTTGATCCGGCAAATTTTTCAGGTTAAGCGGTTGCCCCATAAATACGCCAAGCAAATGATCTCTGTCTGCATCATCAATCTCTGGATTTGTAATTGAAAAGGTTATGGATTGGAATGCCGGCAATGGAAAGGCTCGTTGAGCAATGTAGCGATCTGCAACCTCTTGGGCATCCACAGCTGAATGAATAACGGAGTTGATGCTTTCGGCTCTGTAGCCGTATAACGCAATCGATTCTGCCGATGTTGCAGTTTCCTGTGATCCAAAGTTGTTGCCGTAATTAATATAAATGTCATTGCGTAAGTCAGCTGCTCGAACAACAGTTGAAAGCCCTTGACCTAACGCATGGTTTGCATCAAGATCAACATAGCCGTTTGCAATTAAATAAATCTGTCTATGGTCTGCATCTGCATAACTAAGGTCGCCATTGTTTTCTTCATACAAATAACCAAATGCTGAATCGGCTATTAGGCTTGCAATGTTGTAAATCGTGTCGGGATCAGTTGCTCTTGCTTCCATTGTGTAAAGACCCGGAGTGTCAATTGTGCCAAGTCCTTGATTACCGGCTTGCGCCCATGTTTCTGTTGCATCATAGGTTGCCCATGTTGATGCTGCTGGCACATCATTCCAACTTGCAAGCAACACACTTTCCAACAAAGTGAGAATCTGGTCGCCATCCTCATCTTGTGAAAGAGTGTCGTTGTAAATCTCTTTTGCTAATTTGACCAGCGCACCCATTGCAAGGATTGTGTAAGAGATGACTGTGGCAATCTGTCCAGTTTGTGCAACCTCAACTGTAATATCAGTTATGTCGCCACCAAATAAATTGACATAAGTTGCTGAACTATCCTTAACCTGCAAACTCAAACTGTCATTAATGTCAAATGGCAAGGTTTGTCCAGACAATGCCACAAGGCTGATTTGCAAATAAGATGGGTTGGGTTGTGTATAGATATCATCCCGACCACTTTCATGAGTAATGTCGCTAATTGCAATGTCTGTGTAATCAACACCGGCAACAGTAAGTTTCCAGTCAGGTGTCCAGACTGTCATTATCCGCCCTTTATGCCGTTGTTATACAGCTGTGGAACTGATCTTGATGCGCTTTGATTTAAGACTTTTGCAACTGATCTAGCAGCACCTTCACTATCAACTGCTTTGACTGTAATGTTATTTACAACAGTTTGACCAGCCTGTGGATTACCTGAACCATAAGTAAAATTGGATGTCGGAACAGATGGTGCAGACATTTGTGCTGATGGTGCTGGGTTTGAGATCGATGGGATATTAACTCCGGGAATAACATTTGCAACTCTAATCATTTCATTGGCAAGTGATACAACCAAGCCAATTGCTTCACGCACAAATGTAATAAATCCAGAGATCAATCCAGCCACCTTGCTTATGGCATTACCAAAAGCCTCAGCACTTCTTTGTGTTTCCGTCAATGATGCGCTTAATCCTGCATCACCGGTCAATCCTGCAATAAAGCCGTTTAATGCTGGGATGCCGGTTTCATTCAAGAATGTAATAAACTTCTCAACTTGTGGCAATAATGCAACGCCAAGACTTTCTTTTGCTTCATCAAATCCGACTTTAAGCCGGTCAATTTTACCTTGAAATGTTTCAGCGTTTGCAGCTGCTGCTCCGCCATAAAGATCCGACAACTTTGCTTGCACCTTTGTAAATGAAAGTGTTGATAACTCCGCTTTTGATAATCCAAGTCCTAATCTGCCAAGTGCAGTTGTGTTTCCATCTTGCGCCCGACCTAAAGCATTTGCGACTGTTTCTAAATCTAAACCTCGACCCTTTGATATATCTAAAGCAAGGTTTAATAACTTTTGCGCTTCCTGAGTATCTTTTGTCGATACTGCCAATCGCTGCATTGCCGGTCTGAGTTTGTCATCGGCAACACCGGTTGCAAGGCTGGTCTTAAGGATCATGTCCTCAGTAGCCTTTATTTGATCATCAGTAGCCCCTGTGGCAGCCTTTAGGGCAGCAGCCAACCTAAGTTGTGCAGCCTCATCCTCTATTGCAGCCTTGACCCCATCAACAGCTAATTTAGTGCCATAGGCAAATGCAGCAGCAGCGGCGACTGCAAATGCTGCAGCAGCCTTCTTTCCAAATGCTCCTACTTTATCTCCAAATGTTTCAATCTCTGTGTCTGCTTTTTTTAGACCTTTTTGCAAACTGTCAATGTCAGCAACAATGGAAAGTGTTAATGCTCTATTACCACTAACTGCCATTAGACCATTCCTTAACTAAGCTAGTGATAATTTCATCAAATTCTTTGACTATCTCTGGTTGGGATGCCCTTATCGCTGGATAAATAAACCAACCTCTCGAACCCGGACCTTTTGGCATTGGTCCTGACCAACTAGGCATGTTTGGATACTTTTTGCTGCCAAACTCAAAACCTCCACCAATGCCGGGTCTATTACCTTTTGTATCGTTTCGAGTGTTAAATTGAGTTGTTGCGCCACCAGAAAACTTTTGATTGGCAAAACCAAATTTTAATTCACCTTGCAATGATGATTTTTTGACTTGCCCGCCATCAGCAATTCTTTGCGCAACTTTACCCCGACCACGAGCAAGTGCTCTTATAGCAGACAACTGCTTACTGACTAATTCTTGAATTTTAGTTTTTGCTTGATCTTTAGCAATATCATCCATATTGCGTAAAACTCTTGATATTGTGTTCAATTCTTTTTTAGAAAAAAATATGGAGGGCTCGGTGCTAGTTGGCATGCCTTGCCTCCAGTATCTCTATTGCTGTCAAGATGTCGTCTGCATCAACCCATTCGCTCATCGGTATTTGAGTAGCAATTGCCAACTCAACCAATAGCCTGTTTAGGCTTCCTGCTTTATGGCTTTTGGGTCTGCATCACCAACGATTACATCGCTGATAGTTTCCATCCAAGCCTCGAAAGGTTTGACTGGCTTTCCGGCACTTTCACGCTTGTGTGCGTTGTATGCCAAAAACATAAGATCCCACATGCCAAGTTTTTCTTTAGCTTGTCCGATCGTATGACCAGTTTGCTTTTCCCATTTCGCCCACTCAGGCGGTTGGGCAATGTATGTTGCTTGCTCGCCTGAGTTGTATTCAATTGTAATTGGTAGTTTCATTTTGCTCCCGTTGTTAGATTTTAACTAAATGTTTCGACTACTGCACCTTTAGAAACTTTGAAAGTAAATGACACAGTTTGCGCATCTACTCCAGATCCTCCGGCTGTTGGAAACTCTGGCATGATTGGGAATACAAATTGTGCGCCGGTAGCAGTTGTGAGTGTGACTGAAATGTCTGTGTCTGGTGCGGATTCAGCAGCTGTAAATAATGCCTCGCATACTGAACTTGCCTTGCCCCAATCTGCCAACATATCCAATTGGAATGTTCCAGAAATGTTTGTGGTTTTGTAAGCCTCGCCATCAAGTGTTTGATAGGTCTGTCGCTCATTAACCTTTGTTAATACTGCGTTAGTCGCTTGTGCTTCGATGTCTGTTCCACCTGTGAAAGACAACGAAATATCACGACCGGTAATTACTGTGGTTGCCATGATTTCTCCTTATGCGGTTTGTGTGTAGTAGGTAGAAACTCGAACATCTGCAATTAGCAGCGTGCTTGCTCCGACTTGCGTGACTGTTGGTCTTTCGACCGAGCTGACAACATATCCGGTTGGGATAACTGCCAGAACGCTCATGATTAACTGCTCGATGTTGTCGAGCGATGCAGGATTGCTGTTATATGCAACCGCAACTGATATTGTAAAATTGATCTTTGTGTGCAATGTAGATTTGTTAATTGTTTGCAATTCTAGGTAAGGACTATCCGGCACAACTACCACAGCGGGTGGAATTACTGTTTCAGGCACAAATGAATAAACATTTCCAGCGACACCAGCTAAAGCTGTGGCTAGTGGTGTGCGAACTGCCGATAGAATTGTTGATGGCATTATTGACACATGCTTTCAGGATCAATGTGAGATCCTAATAATCCAACGCATTTATTGAATAAAGATCTGCCCATTCGAAATGGCGTTGCTGTAAAATCTACACCTTCGATTTGACCACCACCGGCTAATCTTGCTTGAAAGACTTCGACTGATACTGTGTAGATTGCGCTTTCGACTGCTGCGTTTCCGACATAAGTCGTTGCATTTGATAAGGTAGCAGTTCCGGATGGGATGACATTAGCTTCCAATACATCTGCATTTGTGATCGCTGCTGTAAAGGTAGTATCTGTAAGATCGCCAGCCAATATTGTGCGAGTTCCGTTATATGGGCTAAGGCATCCGGCAATGACAACTGATTGTCCTTCGGTAAATTCATGTGTTCCTAAAGTTGTAAATGTTGCAACATTATTTGTCAAGGATGTTTTCTGCACAAAACTCTTATATTGTGCAAGCATCGGCAAGACAACTGTTTCAGCTGTGTTTATTATTTGATTGAGATAAGTGTCGTCATACAAGGCAGATGACACACCAAGCACAGATCGCAACTGTGATGCTGTAATTATGGTTGGCATGTCATCTCCTTTAGATCTCCCTAGAGCAACTGCCTGAGATCGGGAGCAAC